AACATTTATATTTTCTATTAGCTTTATGCTAGAGTCGCTATGTAATGCAATCTTCCCGCCGGCACGTAACAACATAAATCTAACTCTACCGTACTTGTTACAAGGGAAAACTTCTTTAAGCCATTTAGTTGTTACTGGACAAGACTCTGCTATCTCGGTCCAACGCATATCATTACTAGCATCTTTACCTTTTTTGTAGCCGTAGACATCGTAGTTCTCATGCTTATCCCAACCAAGACCGTGTATAGTTAAACTTTCCCAACCGTGCGAATCTTCATCTCCTCTGTGAGGACTAAATTTATCAAGTAAGGCAAATGCTTCTGCACACATCTCTTTATGTGGAAGTGCTATATCTAATTTTAGATAACGCCCATCTGATTGAAAATATTCTTTCATTAGTTAACTCCGAGCGGCCTTTCGCTAGTATGTTTCCAATCCTCAGTGTGCCACTCTGGTGTTTTTAATTCTTTAATGTCTGTATAGGCAAAATTACTAGCTAGGTCTACACGCTGATCAGATTTTTTAACTTTCCAGAATCCGTCGGCTGCTCTAGAAGTTATTATAACTGTTATATTCGGATCTTTATTTTTAAGTTTTTGTAGTAGATTGTTTTCACAACTAATACGATATTTTAAACTTGAACTAGCGATAAAAGGTGAATGATTGTATAAGTCGCTTAGATTCAACAATGTTTTTTTACCAGCTTCTAACCAATCAAAGTTAAAGGATGCTGTGTAGTCTATAAGGATATAGTCATAGGTTAATTTTTTAACCTTACTCCATAAGGAATCCCAATCATCGATTGTTGTTAAAAACTTCTGCCATTGCTCTGTTATTTGATCTTTATAAGTATCAGGAATATGAGGTGGGTTATTTGGCAACATAGGTTTGTGCTTCCAATAAAACTCATCATAGTCTTTTCCGTCCCATTCGTCGACCATCTTCTTCATAAACATCAAACAATTATAGTTGATGTCTGTAAAAATTACTTTGGTATTTTCTGTAAAGCCGACTATTTCTAAATTCTTAATCCAGTTGAACCCAATGCCCACACTAGCATATTGCTCAACAGGACCATCAAATGGCAAGTCTTCTCTTAGTCGATCTGAATTCCAACCTGCAAAGAAATTCATTCCAAAAAATTGATAGTACTTTATATCTGCTAGTTGTCTTAGGAAAACATGATCATGTTCATAGTACAGATATTTTTTACTATCACGAATTCTTCGAGTTAATGGAATTAATAGTTTGTCATTTTCTAATCCAACATTTAGTATATTCCAGCCATGTAGTTTAACTGAATATGTTTTAAGCTCAGTACCCTTTTTCATCCAAGCAGGTATTTCCGGGTCGCCGTGTAAACATTCTTCACTACGAATAGGAGCAAGCTGTTGATACTCTACCCATTCTTCATTGCCTACTATAGGATATCCTAATTCTTTATACTGCTCAAGATTGATAACATAAAATTGTTGATGTAATTCAAAACAGGCATTTTTCTTATAGTAGGAATGGTCACCTCTATCTAATATATGACCTGCTATAAAGAATTCTTCATCGCATTGATCTTCAACTGCATCAAATAGCCTATCTGATAATCCTAAACTAGTACCAGCTGAAATAAGAACTGCATGGGTATAACCATCATCAGCTACTGTTCTAAGTAGCTCATCTTCGTCCTTGCTGATAAAAATATCGTAATGATGTAGATCAGATCGATGTATTAGAAAATCTGTTAAATTAGCACAAATTTCTTTAGCTTCTCCGCTACGACAATTATCTGTAATATCCAATATGCAAAAAGCGATAGTACGTTGCTTCTCGGTTCGGAACTTCATTACCATGTTAATTTCCTATCATAAATAGTTTCGTCTACAGTTATATATCTTTATTAAATTGTAGCTTAACTAAATTAGAAAACAACTTAAAGGAACCAACAGAATGGATATAATCACTAGAGATGTGCTACATCCCGAATTTGAGATAACTGCGTTAAACAGAGACGAAAATGATAATCTCGTTTCCGTCTATATGAATAGACAAGAGCTCAATGAAAAAATCGATCTTGCCAAAACGTATTTAATAAAAGAATTTAATGCAAAAAAAGGACAGCACGTAGTTATGTGTATAACCTACTGGCCGAACTACCCAATATGGCTTTTCGCCTGCTCAGAACTCGGAATGAAATTTATCATTTCTGATTTTCCAAAAACAGCATTGGCTATGGAGAAAATGCCTCTTTATAAAACAGCTGACATTGTGCTTTGGGATATGATTTATCCGCCCGGATATGATCAGCCACAATATGCAGATAGGAAATTAAACTGTAATGTATTAGATACATACGATCCAACTGAAATTGTATCTCCTGTGTGGTGCGAACCAAGCGACAGTATAATGATAACAACAAGTTCTGGAACTACTGGTACTCCTAAACTTATTGAACATGATCACGAATTCTTTTTTAGAATGATGCATTCAGATGCTGACCTGTATGATTTAAAAGAAGATGAGAAATGCTGGCACGATAAGAATTTACAACACGGGGTAATTCTCGGAGTATACTTCTTGCCAATGGCTAACCGATGCAAATCTCATTATCATTCACCGATTGGTTGGGGAGGCGGTGAGAAAGAAGAAGAGTTGCACAGAGCCACTGTTGAAAAAGTACAGTCTGAGAAAATTAATCGAATCGCAGTTTTCTTTGATGCTATGGAATGGTTTTCAGATCTTATAGATATTACTAAGAAACAACACGACGATATGAAAATCCATTATATCGGATCATTGAAGGAAAAATATTTCAACAAAATAGCTGGCGATTTTGGATATACAATAATACCAACATTTGGTAGCCAAGAAGTCGGTGGTCCAGTTTTTTATTGTGAAATAAATAATTCTAATTATAAAACTTGGAACATTAGAACCTACGGAACTCCGACACCATTTTATAAAGAAGTTACAACTATTGAAGATAAGTTATTAAAAATAACTGATTACAAAGATAGAGTTCATTTCACAGGCGACAGGTTTGATGTTGAGGATGGTGTTTATACATTCCTCGGTCGAGCAGACCTATGTCGTATTAACGGTAAAACAGTCTATACATATTTTTTAAATTCAGTTGTTGAAGAAGTCACTGGATTAGTTCGAGAAGATGGTTTCGATATTGTGTTTGATAGTGAAGCTGAATGTTGGTATATACGTACAAGCCAAGAACTTGATCTTGACGAACTGAATAAAAAAATGGAGCCACACGTTGATCCAGACTACTACTCTATAAGTAAACAAATTGTAGGTCCCCGAGATCAATTTAAAATAGATGGGTGGAAGTTCAGTAACGCAATGGTTAGACTTGCTGTTACTAATGGCATTGAAGCCATACGATAATTAAATCTTAGAAGTATTGTTTAGTTGATTAAGGAATACTTCTACATTTAATTTCCAAAATGTCTGAACATGACCTCTGTACTCTTTTTCAAATGCTCTAGTTAGTACCCCTGTTTTTTCTAAACTTGGACCCCATATGGTATGCACTAGTCGCTGTGTTCCTATTTTACTAGGATGACTGGTTATATACAGGTCCGCCCAGGGTGGCGCCCATTCTATACAAGCTGGCATGAGATACTGAGCCGTAACGTGCTGATGATTGATAATCTGACCACGTGTGCGTAATGTGTTTGTTGGTAATAAGTGTGTTAGCACACAAGTTCTAGCACAGATCCTATAGCCTTCTTCGATTGTGTGTGCCGCTACACTACCGACAGCATGGCCATTATAATATAGAATCCAAACACGCCAATGCTCTTCATTTTGGAAACAGTCAATCATAGCTTTCCTGCTAGCATTATTTACAAATCCTTTACTCCCAGCTTCTGAGTAAAAGTCAGTAAGATCTAAATCTTCAGTCCAGGGAACTACACTATACATTTAACACGCTCAATAAATTCTTGTGGATAGTTTGTACTAAAACTAGCCCAGCACAGTTGATCCATAATCTCCCACGATTGCTTCTCATCCCACTCAATGCCTAATGTACCTAAATGCTTACGCATTTCGTCTTGTCGTGTTGAATAGATATGACTTTCTACATCTTGAACACTGATATTAGGTTCGTCCTTGTGATAGGTGAAAAAGTAATTGATACTTTTAAGTTTGCCATCTACTATAAAATAACTGCTAGGATGCATACTGTATTTGTGCCAACCACGTTCTTTATGCGCTTGAATGATCGCTAACATCTGATCTTGCCAATCGGGTAATACGCTGTCGTAGTTAGCTTGATCGCAACCTGCCTGTTCCCAAAAGTCTGGACCATCAATGGACAAATATATTTTACGGTCCGGAACATTGACTTCTATAATCTTTGGAACCATATGTGGATTGCGCCAAGCCATGTTGCTCAAGTAGTGCAATTCTCTTTGGAATTTTTCTGCCATCAACTTTGGATCAACCACTTGATTCTTTCCAGAATGGTATTCAGTATCGTTATGATACCATTGGCAAAATACTTTTTCATCTTCGGATATGAGACTAGTATAAATCAAGTTATTTCTGCATTGTCCCATTCCGGGTACGTTGTTATAATAATATTTCATGGTATAGTAATTATCAATAAATATTTGCCACATGAACAATTCAGAAACTACTTCCCTGTGCGAGGAATGCTATCGGCATATACCAGCAATCAGATTTGAAAAAGATGGGCAAATGATGTTGGGGAAAACTTGTCCCAAACATGGCTATCAAGAAGCAATACTTGATATTAACATAGACTTTTACAAAAGTCAACAATATCACAGACGTAAACCAAGTTCGTACTGGTTGGATATTACTAATCGCTGTAATTTGGATTGCCCACATTGCTACCAAATGCCTGATAACAATAGTAAAGATCCTAGTATAGATTACTTGTTATCAGAAGTTATGAGTTGGCCGGACAATGGATTGCCTGTTAGCCTAGTTGGTGCTGAGCCCACAGTTCGTAGAGACTTGCCTGATTTAGTTTTGGCTATACAAGCCTTGTCCACCAAACCTAGGAATGTTATAATAGTTACCAATGGTGTGTATTTGGCCAAGTGGGATTATGTAGAACGATTTAAAGGAATACCCAACTTAAAATGGACCTTTGGATTAAATCATCCCGACTACAACGGCGGCCAAATTCGCACTAAACAAATGGAGGGGTTGGAAAACTGTATCAAGCTAGGATTAGATGTAAAGACATTGACTTACACGTTGGCCAACTTAGAACAATTATCTGACGTAATGTATGAAGTACAAAAATTCGGAATCAATGCTAGGATACAGCTAGGCGTTGAAATTGGTCGTGTGCCCGAAGGGGACTTTAAAGAGTTGTACCTGTCAGAGTTAGTTGCAGTTGCTGAACAGTTTTGCTTAGATAAAGGATGGACATGGGAACCAGATTACCAAGGCGGTAATCGTACTCATTTTGCTGTCCGGATAAATGGTATTGAACATAAGTTTATCAAATGGTGCGATGTAAGAACCATCGATTTAGAAGAAGTACAAAGCGAGTCATGGGCAAGCATAGTACCAGGAAAACCGATGAGTCCGTTGTTACATCAAGTTATATTAAGAGATCAAGCAGTTAACCGAGGACAAATGTTGTACGATACAGTACCCGAAAAATACAGACATGAATAAAATACACGATACAACCTCAGTGTGTGAACATTGTTACAGACACGTACCTGCTGTGCTCTTTGAAAGAGACAGTTCTATATGGCTATCAAAGAAATGTAAATGGCACGGTACTAGCGAACATCTAGTAGAACCTAATGCAGACTTTTATATTAACTACAAATACGATCGCCCTACAAATAAAACATACTGCTTAGACATTACTAACAGATGTAATTTAAATTGTCCCCATTGTTATCAAATTCCAGATAACATGAGCAAGGATCCGAGTATAGAAACAATACTAGATACTATTAGGGCATGGGATGATGACAGTTATGCTGTTGCTCTAATGGGTGCAGAACCTACTACTAGAAAAGATTTACCCGAGCTTTGTCGTGCTATACAAGCCCTACCAGGAAAGACTCGAGCAATAATGATTCTAACAAATGGGGTCTATTTGTCAGACTATGAGTACACTAAACAATTTGCAGATATATCTAATTTGTTTTGGACAATTGGGTTGAACCATCCAGACTATCAAGGACTAACTGTTAGAAAGAAACAAATGGAAGGTATTGATAACTGTATGAAATTAAACATGCCAATTAAGAATGTTAGCTATACACTTGAAACTATTGATCAACTAGAATATTGCTTAGATGAGATACAAGAGTTTGGCAAGACATTGAGCCCGCACAATTATAGAGTCCGTGTAGGAACAGATATAGGCCGTCATCCAGGCGAAGAAAAAATCTACTTGTCAGAGTTAGTAGATATGGTGATAGCAATATGTGAACGTAAAGGCTGGGAATACAAATACGAACCATCATACGGAATTAGGGTACACTACCCATTGCGAATAAATGGAATACTAGTTAAAATAATACAATGGCCTGATGTACGTACTATCGACCTCGAAGAAGATCAAACAGAATCATGGGCCGATATGTTACCTGGCAAACCGGTGTCGCCATTAGTACATCAGGTTATTTTAAGAGACGGTGCCGTAAACAAAAACTTGCCGTTATATGATACGATACCTGAAAAGTATCAAAGAAAGTATGATGCACGAGATGTCTAAAATGAAATTCATTGGAAACTATAACACTTGGATTACAGAACAAAAGATAATGGAGAATCTAACAAGTTTCCAATGGGAGAAATATTCGTTAGCATCGGGGTTAGATACAGTGTCTGGTCATCCAATATTAGAAAAAATTAGAAAATTAGCGTACCCTTGGTATTCTAACGATCAAGCATTCTTTCATATGCTAGGTCCGCATTCTCCCGAAATGACAAGTTTTAAATTTAGCTTACCGGACTTACCGGAAACTCGGACACATACTAACTGGTGGTTTGTTAAATTGATTCCAGGAGAATTTCAATGTATGCATTTAGACTCACATACTATAGATGTTAAAAATCTTGTAAGGTATACTGTATTCCTACAAGATTGGGAACCTGGACATGTATTTGTATTAGATGACAAACACATTGCTAATTATAAAGCTGGAGATATGTATGAATGGAGTGACCCGTTATCTTTACATGCTCCAGCTAACATAGGCTATAACCCAAGATATACATTTCAAATTACATTGAACGATTAATATGATACACGGTATAAACAATAAACCCTATTTTGATATGTCTCCGTTTTTGGACATGAGTGCGTTTGATAAACTACAACCTGAAATATTAACAGGATTTGCATTAGCACGTGAGTATGCCAAAGAAGGCACATGGATGAAACCAGGATTTACATTTGATGATATGAGTTACAAACTCAGTTGGAAACCTATCTATCAGTCTATGGATGAGTTCATGGCGTTGCCTAAAGACGATCCTATATATCAAGCTGGCATAAAAATAATGCCAACAGATTTTAAAAACTTTCAACAGCGTAATAAGTTTACACGTTTCTTAAAAATGGCTATGGGTGCATACGATCCATACATCTATTATTATCTATGGGAAGAAGGGTCGTGGGATAACAGGACAGCACCGAGAAAACTAACACCTGAAGCAGAATACTTTCCAGAAACAGTTAAATGGGTTGAAAGCCTAGTGGGCACAGTGTTTGAAGACATTGGCCGAGTTATCTTTTTCCATTGTGAAGCAGACGGCATTCCGTTTGAGCACAGAGATTTAGATGCTAAAAACGGTGTTGATGTAATCAAGCCTCACCGTAATGAATTTATACACGTTCGCCCTAATACTAAGAAAGCATTTTATTTGTGGGATCCAGCGACTAAAAATAAAATATATCTTAACACACGAGCCGCCTGGTGGAATGATGTAGACTGGCATGGCGGAGAACGTATCATGGAACAAAGCTATGGTTTACGTATCGACGGCAAGTTTACAGATGAATTCCGTAAGAAGCTAGGAATTGATCATTTGGACACGTACTAATGAAGTATATAGGTAATTACAAGTCCTGGATTGACGAACAGGGTATCATGGATCATCTTACTAGTTGTCAAGGAGACCGTACACCAGTATGGCAACCTGATAGATGGAAAGGTAACCCTATATTAGAAAAGTTTACAGAAATAGCTCGTCCGTGGTATTCCGATAACAAGTACTTCTTTCATCAAGTAAATCCTAAATCTGAAGAAATGCTGAATTTTAAATTTAGTTTGCCTATAGTGCCTAAACAACGTGCTAAAGTCAACTGGTGGTTTGTAATGTTATATCCCGGAGAGTTCCAAGCTATGCATATAGATCCGCAACTAACAGAGGTTAGTAACTTTGTACGCTACACAATGTTTCTACAAGATTGGGAGCCAGGGCATATATTTGTTTGGGATGACCAATACATAGCCAATTACAAAGCAGGAGATATGTATGAATGGAGTGATCCTATGACCTTGCATGGGCCTGCTAATGTGGGCTATAATACAAGATATACTTTACAGATAACCCTGCACGATTGATATGCTAAGTCAATACTTGATAAATTTTTTAAAAAGTAAAAGCTCGTCGTTGGTTAGTGCTCCTTCGGACATGCTACAGTTTAGTTGCCTTCAGTATGCAATTAATAATGAACACTTTGATGAATATAGTAGTTTTGGTTGGATTAACTTTTTGTCCGAAGAAGAAAAAAATAATTCAATACCGAATGATCAAGAACAATTTAAATATTATATAAATGACATAGGGTTTAGAGGCAAATACCCTAACACTAGCAATGAAGGGGTGTTGGCGTTTTTTGGATGTAGCATAGCCTTTGGACAAGGATTACCAGAACACGAAATCTATGCAGACTTAGTTTCTAAACATTGTGATAAGCAATATCTAAATTTAGGAATTCCGGGAGCAGGATGTCATCGTATCGCATTAACACTTTCAGCCGCATCAAAGGTATGGAATATAAAAACAGCAATAATAAATTTGCCGCCGTTTACCCGATTTCATTATATTGATAAGACTAATCATCTACAATCAATTTTACTATCTCACAAAGTAGAACAACCTGAAATAGAATCAATAAGGATTGATATAGTAAAAGACTTCAGTGATCAATTTTTATTATCACAAGCTGTTGATTCAATACAGTGGATGATGGATATTGCCAAATCAAAAAATATTAATTTAATTCTAGCATCTTGGGACGAAGATACTATCCAACTAGTTAAGACAGCATTTAATATTGATATACTTAAATTTAATATTGTTGATAGAGCTAGAGATGGACACCCGGGAGTATTATCGCATAATGCATTTGCTAATGATATAATTAATATCCTAGCAAGTGGAACATATACTTGCTAGCAAGACTACCGTTAATCCCATTGTGCCATTCTCTATAATCTTTCCAAACTAGTACAGCACCTTGTTCCATGCTGTAATAATAGTTGTCACCCATTATGAATAATTGTCCTGCACTAGGCTTGCTCATAAACACAGAGAATCTTTTTATTTTACCCAGCTTTAAGTATTCTTCTTCGTTGTCGTCAATATCATAATGATGCCCAGTCATATACCCAGGTTCTACACAACTGATCCAACTACGCAACGGAGTTACAAAAAACTGTTCAGCTAGTTCCAGTTCGAGATCTTTAGTATCATAGTAGTTAGTCCACTTAACACTAGCTGTATTGAAGTTGTTGTCCTTCCATAGTTTTAATATTTCTGCGTACTCGGGGTTGTTCATGTTCCAACGTGCAGGGTCAATAGTAATATCTCTACCGTCTTTAAGATTGGCTATTACTGTATTCCAATCAATCATTGTAAACTTCTTCAAATATTTCAGCAAATACAGTATTACCCCATGACCGTTCTTTTAAGTGTTTTGTAATTGTAATTTCAAAAAACTTCTTAAAGTCAATAAAGCCTTTTTCATCTGTTGATTGATCAAAACGATAAGCACCATCCTTACCAATAATACCTTCTATTATTTTTCTTTCTATAAATCTTTCTTCATATGGAATAACAGCATAGTTGTCTATAGTTTTTAACTGTCCGTCTTTTGCTACAAAGAAACAGTTTGGGTACAAAGACACCTTCCAGAAATTGTTTGCTTTAGTTGCGATAAAGAAATCCTTCATTTGTTCTTTCCAGTTAGGAACCTCTTCATCTAAGTTTCTTCCAGGTGTAAATAATACTTGTGATAAGGTTTCTTTATTCCATTCCATAAAGATTTTTCTATTTGCAGTATCTATATCATATAATGCAGGTGTAGTTTTAAGATGCGATAATTGTTGTAGAAATTTAACATCTCTTTTAAAGAACCAGTCTACTAACTCTTCTGGTACTAGTATATCCTCATTCGGTCTATATGCTGGATCGATGCAGTAGTGCGCACACATTACTGTCTGCTCTGGATTAACTCTAGGTGTGTATAGTAGATTAGAAGGGTATGGTGTTCCTGTAGGATTTAGTTTATGATAGTAATCCCATGTACTAGTGTCTGTCATTATGCCGTCCAATTTAATTTTTTATCGATGTATGATTGAACTTGATCCTTAAACTTTTGATCACTAGTGTCTACATCAGATACTTTACGATTATATATTTCTTCATAGCTAGTTGTTTCATAGAAAGCGAATAGCCTATCAGACAAGAATGGGTTACAGCCCCTAAGGCCTTGAAATCCTATATCACTATAAAATTCCTGCACAAGAGACTGTGCCTGGTACCAATCCATTGTATTGTGTTTCCAAATAACAATATCATTTCTAGTACTACCTACGCCTCCGCCTCTTGGAGTAGTAGATTTAAATACAACATTTCCCTTGCTATCTCTAGAAACTTCATATCCAGGATTGGGCCTAGCTTCTAGTTTGATCAATCCGTTACTAACAAGTTCTTTGGTAAATCGGCTCTGATTTGTAAGTGATTCGTCATAGTCGGGAACTTCTAATATATGTGCGCTGGCGCTTTGTCGTAGCCAGTTAGTATTAAGCCAATCTAGTGATTCATGCCAAGACTCTGTTGTCTCACCTGGTATACCACATATCATCTGTATATTTGCTCTATAACGCTGAGGAGCATGAATATCCGTATATGTTTGAAACTCAAGTAAACCTTGCTGTAGTTTATCAGGATCCATTCCTTTGCGAACAAGTTTACCTGCAGTATGATTAAATGTTTCAATACCCATACTGTGTCCAAGGAACCCTAGTCTAATATAAGTGTCCCAGTGCTCACGATGCTTAACAACTAAGTCGCCACGAGCGAATCCACATATCCAAGGATTGTATCCTAATTCATCTACTGCATCTGCGTACTTTTGTAGTTTCTCAGGACGATCATTAAATGTTTCATCCATTACACGCCAGTTCTTAATACCCCACTTTTCGTAGCCTAGTTGTAATTGCTTCTTAAATTCTTCTTTACTTACGCTAACATCTTTCGATTGCCCTAACAGCGGAAAGTTACAGTAGGAGCAATTAAACATACATCCACGTGCTGTTTCAATCTGTGGGCATTCCCAAGACATCATAAAATCGCGATCTTCGTAATCGACTAAGTAACTGTCTAAAGGAGTTGACGGGTAGTGATATAGTCCACGGATAACATTCTTGACACCGAAATAATTAGGGTCACGCATTAAGGGTGCGCCCAAGGTTCCGGTAAGATGACGACATAAAGCTAGTACAGCGTTTTCACCATAACTATCTACCCAATAGTCTACATGATTAGCAGGGGTGGTTAAGGCATTATTTCCCCCTACTACTATAGCAACTTTAGGATACTCTTCTTTGAGCCACTTAGTAAATTCATTAAGATACGGACTCCATGGATTTAAGAACGCTGTTCCAAAGCAAAACATAACAGTTTTGTTAGTTGTCCTGCTACGCACAAACTCTTGTAGTTCCTCTAGTTGCCAAAATGCAGTAAAGTCCACAACTTCTGCGTCCCAATCATTCATTCGTAGAAATGTAGCAACACGATGCGTCCACAAGATGCGTTCCCAACGTTTACCTGTTAGACTAAAAAATAGTGCGTGGTTCATACCAATTGAAACTCGCTGGGCAGTATATGTTTTAGTGAATCTATCTTGTCTTGTTCTATACTAAATTTTACAAAAGTAGATGCATGGCTAAATTTATCTATGTATCCTGCTTTGTTAGCTTCGTTAAGCCAAGGGCTGACCGTGTTATCAAATATGTGTCTGGCATGATCTGCGTTTGTCATAGTAGTAGTCACAGCTATTTCAACAGGACTAACTAATTTATTCTTTTTCAATAACTTTCTAACGACTAACTGTATTCTAGCACGACGTCCAAAATTAGCGGCTGTGTGTAAGAAGCTGGCATCCATATCATACCATATACCATCTTGTTCTAGCGGATACATTATGTCTCTTACTAAATCGATTAGATAACAGTTCTCGCCTAGTATATTCAAATGGTATCTATCATCTATATCGGCATGTCTTTGATAGCATTGGTTAGGGTCCAAAATAATAATTCTTGCTTCACCTTTGATAACAGGCAATGAGTTATAAAGTGTTTCCCAAATAGTTCCTTTGTACTCATTCTTTAGTATCCAAGGATCATAAAAGAAATCACCAGTCGGTTCATTAATAGTTGTTTTCATGCCGGCTTCGGGTAAATGGTGACATACTTCTTGAAATAATTTTGGATCAACTGTATAATTGGTAGATGTTAACATGAAATATTTATGTGCTACTATTATAGTGTAAATAAAAGATGAAGATTAAGATAGCTCCAGATTACGATCCAACATATTTAGAAATAGATAGGCCACAGCCACTAGTAGATAGTAATATAGAAAGTATGATACAGGATGTGTTATCTGGTAAACTAGATAAGGATATTACTGATAAGGTTTATACTAATTTTAAAAGCGAAATGACTTCTTGGCTATTGCAGTCCAAATTGAATACCGTTAGAGGTCTAGACAATTTTGATCGTGTAGATATTATTAATGGGTGTACACAGTTTATTGATACTGTTTATATGAATGGTACAGTACAGGTACTAGCAGGCGATTATAGATATCATGCTAGACTAGGCAATTGGTATACACACCCTGGGTTCCTTAGTAAAGAAAAGCAGTTAATCATTGCGTGGCCGTTTCCTAGTACAGGAGATACACACCCGCAGATGAAGGAGATATTAGATGAAGCGCAAGACAAAGGAATTAGTGTACATGTGGATGGTGCTTGGCTTACTTGCTGTCGCGGAATCGATTTTGATTTATCACATCCATCTATTAAGTCAGTCGCTATCAGTTTAAGTAAAGGACTAGGACTAGGTTGGAACCGTGTAGGACTCCGTTGGACTAAAGATACAACCGAAGACGCTGTCACTATTATGAATGATTTTAATATGAATCTACGAGCACCTGCAATGATCGGATTGCACTTCCTTCGTAACTTGCCTGCTGACTACTTGTGGAATACACAAGGAGACAACTACTATAAGGTATGCAAAGATTTTGACTTGACTCCCACTAATGCAATTTATCTTGCTCTTAAGAATGGGCAACCTGTAGGAGTAAGTCCCTTACTAAGGTATTTAGAAAATGCCTAGGCTAATAGCATTTGGGTGTTCATTGACATACGGGCACGGGTTGCCTGATTGTTACATTCCTCCTACAGAGCCTGGGCCAAATCCTAGTAAACTAGCATGGCCCTCAATACTTGCTAATTGTTTAGGCAGAGAATGTATTAACATCTCTAGTCCGGGTGCAAGTAACAAAAAGATATGGAATGATATCATACATTTTGATTATCAACAAACTGATATAGTTTTTGTATTATGGAGTTACATAGCACGAACTAGTATTATTCATAGTAGTAAAAAAATTACATTTATGGGTCCGTGGACTGAACATACTAATTATTACAAAGAATTTTATGACAAACATGATGCAACATTGATGTCTAGCTTATTTGTTAATCATGCTAATATGTTTTTAGATAGTAAAAAAATTACTGTGCATAATATTATAATAGGCAAAAGAGAACTACCCGTACTTAACTTAAATAAGGTTATTACAAATCACATTCCTGTCTATATCAATGATATCCGCGAGAACTATCCAACGGCATTAGATAATATACATCCAGGACTTGAATGTCAAACTACGTATAGTAAACAAATTTTAGATTTTTTAAATATAAAAAATGAGTTACCTGTAGTTAAAAAACTGAGTATACTAGATAAAATAAAAAGACATATGAAACAACGATGAGAACATTTAAGGAATAGGTGCTGTATGAAAAGATTAATAACATTTGGTGATAGTTTTACTTACGGACATGGTTTAGAAGATTGTTGGATTGCAGACAAAGAATATCCCGGTCCAACTCCTAGTAAGTTTGCATGGCCCCAACATTTAGGTGATATGTTGGAACTCGAGGTAGTTAATAAGTCAAAATGCGGCTGGAGTAACATTCAAATATTAAAAGACATTATAAATTTTAATCTAGAGCCAACTGATATGATTATTGTAGGCTGGACTTACAGTTTACGAGATTGCATTTTTAGCAAAAATATATTTGGTGTTGAATCAGAAATGCGATTTAGCATCTGGCATAAGAATACTAAATTTATTAAAAAATATTTTGATATTCATAATAAACACGACCAAGCTGTTAGGATGGGATTATACATGCACCATGCAGAATCTTATCTAAAAACAAAAGGTGTTAAACAGCATCATTTTTGTGCGTATCACGGATGGTACGAAGTAATGCCACATTTTACCCAACCCCTTGAAAATTTTATTCCCGACGAGATTGTGCAACATAAATTAGACATTGCATTAGATAACAGTCATCCTGGTCCGATAGCACATCGACAAGCGGCTGAACGATTATATAAGATACTAAATGACTCAAAGTAAAACATTTTGTCTGCATCCATTTACAGGACTAGCTACTAGAGAAGACGGTGCTATATGTGCCTGTTGTCGTAGTCATCCTGTTGGTTTTATACAACAGCAGTCTCTAGAAGAAATTTGGAACAACGACACTATGAAACGCATACGTAAGTCAGTGCTTACTAACATACGTCCTCCAGAATGCGAGCCGTGCTTTAGTTTAGAGGATCAAGGTGTCGAATCCTTACGTAAACGTCATATAAGCGGTGCAATTCCCGAAGCTAGGGTTAACTTATACCCTAATGCCTTAGACGCTTTAAACGAAGATTATACAATGCCATTTGAAATACCTACAATGGAACTAAAATTAAACAATTTGTGTAATCTTAAGTGTCGCATGTGCCACCCAATGGACTCAACAAGTTGGAATGACTGGAGTGTAGTAAAAAAGTATTATAAAGAAGAAAACAATATCATGTATGCGATTGTCGAAAAACATGATTTGGAAAACAAGCCGCATTTGGATAAGTTTCAAGACAGCCCAGAATGGTGGGCTAGTTTGGAAAAGTTGCTTCCGTACTTTAGACGTGTAGAGTTTGCAGGAGGCGAGCCCCTAATGGATCCGCAACACTATCGTATATTAGACATGCTTGCTCCATATGGACATCAGATTGAAATTAAGTACGCCACTAATCTAAGCATGCTAGGTAAGAGTAATCGTACGGTATGGCAATACTGGCCTAAGTTTAAGAGCGTTGCTGTAAATGTAAGTATAGACGGTATCGGTAATAGTTATGAATACATACGTGGTAATGCATCTTGGTCAGAACTTGTTAATAATATACGTCAAATACAGTCAATATCTAACATTAGTCGTATCGTAGGTGCCTGTACTGTACAGGTTAGTAATGTACTAATCTTAGACAAGATGTGTGAATTCTTTTTAGACAAATTAGGTATTGTATTCCATACTCATCGCGTAGCATATCCTAAAGTATTATCAGCACAAGTCTTGCCTAAGCCATTAAAGGCCCTGGCTATTATGCGTCTAGAGGCCCTTAAGGATCGTGTTCCTAATTTTAAACTAGTTAAAGAACATCCAGAATTATTAAAGTATACACTGGGTCAAATACAAGATAATATAAACTATATTAACTCTGTGGATCAAAGCGAGCTATGGGAAGACTGTGTAGGATTCAATCATGCATTAGACGCTACTCGTAATCAAAGTTTTATAGATGTTACTCCGGAGTTCAAAGACTATGTTTGATTCTACCACTATTAAAAATATGTTTTATAATTCTGTTGGGTGCAACACTGCTGAAATTATATTAGAATCAAACAATCAACTTTTATCGATATTTTATCATTTAAATGACAATCCAGTACAACATATATGGCAAGACATACATAGTGATAGTAAAAAATTTAATATGGGAATAACTCCTGGAACTAGCTTAGATGAATTAGTAAACAAGATGAATCTATTACTAACAAAAACTAATCGCCCATTACTAGATTTACCAATATCACAGAATCAATTAAATTCATTACATAACAGTTTTGTAGAAAATTCTAAAGAAATATTAACCGACGATGAGCTCAAAATTAATGCACTAATACATGCTATTGAATCTAAAAATAATGTGTTAACTGATTATGATGCTACTACAAAATTTTATAAAGATCCCGATATTAGAATTCCGATAAAGGAAGAATACAAACTTTGGCTTACTAATGAAAACGATTGGGGTCATTTACTGCTAGGGTTTGCTACACTAGGTAAATCTTGGAAAGACATAGTAAAAACCAACGATAACTTACAAGATCTAAATACACAAAAGGATATCACCTCAGAAACTATTATGATGTTTAATGCAGATTATCCGTATCGTAAAGCTTCTGAACAGCTACTATATAAATGGGCTAAGTCATCTAACTATCAAGTTCCGTTGGATAATCTAAATCAATTAGCACTAGGGTCGTACTTTTTAGGAGAAGTAATTATCACTGAGGTATTTTTAAATTTTCATCCTATAGTAAGCGATTGGTATGTTCCAAATCATAAATGTAAATTATTATGGAATAAAAATGTGCTTGGGTATAAGGCACAAGTAAAACAAATTAATTTTTTTAACAGTGATATGTATTTTAAAACGCTATTAGATCATACAGGATTTCAAAATGTTTAAAGTTGCTAGCCGATACCCAACTCACACGGGTACTATTAAAATTGAATGGAATTTAGGTAAACGTTGCAACTTCGACTGTAGCTATTGCCCTAGTAGTATACATGACAACTCTAGTCCCCACACTAACATAGAAAAGTTAAAGTCATGTGTTGACAAACTTGTTACACTAGGCAAACCTATACGTCTTAGTTTTACAGGTGGTGAACCAACAGTACATCCTAAGTTTAAAGAGCTTGTTACATATTGTAAGCATGTGGGAATTACATGGATTAGTGTAACAACTAATGGCACACTTCCGCACGAGTTCTATTCCAGCCTACCTGTGGATCAATTTGTGTTTAGTGTACACATGGAATACGATGTTAGGCGTGTACTAGACACTATTGTTAATACCAAAGAACTATTCAGCGGAAAGGTATTGGTACATGTAATGGCACATCAGGATCATATGAAGCGTACTAGATATATTGCAGAAGCATTAAGAGCAAGTAATGTACCTCATGCTGTTCGTAGAGTTCGTTGGACACAAGGCGATCATGACTTATTCGACGACATGCGTTATAATGCAGAAGACCTAGCTTGGGTTAAAGAGTACGAAGCAACAGTAGAAGCAAACTGTGTTATAGATGACGATGGCAACCAAATGTATCATGCTAATGATATAATTAAATTGCACATGAACAAATACAAAGACTGGTCATGCAACGCAGGTATAGAAAGCCTAATGATAAATTGGGACGGTGATGTACACAGAGCGACTTGTAGAGTCGGTGGTAGTCTTGGCAACATATATGAAGGAAGCTTCGTTGCCCCTAGCGAACCCGTAACTTGTGACCGTAATTTCTGTACCTGCGCCGCTGATATACCGTTAACTAAGTTTAAACTTTGATTGGTGTGTTTCGCAACTACATAAGCAATTCTTAATAGAGCAGATACTGGATTTGAATTCGGGATCGAACTTTTCTACAAAGTCTTCATCTAGAATATTAAACGAATAATCTAGCCCGTAAATAGTTTGTTGGCACGATCCCTGTATTTCACCTGTCCAACTAATATAAACATTGTCTAAACCTATATCGCAACTCCACCCTTCAAAGTTAGTCCAATTGTTATTGATATAAGTATTAGACTTTGCTCGCACAGTCTTGCCATCGTCGAGTGTTGCTACACTTTCGTACAGGCGCATTTGTCCTTCAAATATTAGTTTTCTGTTTTTCCAGATCCAAAGAAGATTAGGTATACGTTTTAAAGGGTTTTTCAAGAAACGTTTTTGTTCAGATGTTATCTGTATATCATCGGCATTGACAACTTTGATGTTACCAATTTTAGAAACTTCAGGTTCGATAACTTCACAAGTTATAATAAACCAATTGTGCTTGCTGTTCTTTTTCATATAGTCAATAACATCTAATCCTTCTTGCCAGTGCTTGCGATCCATTAGGACTTTTACAGTTACCTTCTTTTTGTATTCGAACAAGGTGTCTGCTACAGCAATCATGTGATCCGGATCAGCTTGCGATATATGATATGACAAATGAGCATTATCAATCAAGTGTCCGTATTCTTTCCACCAACGTAGAGTTCTTGACCCATTGCTGATTAAACTTAGATAGATATCATTTTCTTTTTTAATAGCCTCAATAAACAGTGCAAGGTCTCTCCATAAAGTAGGCTCTCCGCCTGCTAGGCTAAGATGTATTTTAGTTTTACCTAGCTTCTGCTTGTACATTTCTATAAAATGATTAAAGTTTTTAATTATAAGATCTAAATTTTTAGGAGAAGGATAGTTGCCGGCATTGCTATCTGGCCAACAATATTCACATTTGTAATTACAAACATTATTGGGATTCCATCTTATTGCTAAGATGTTAGGCTTTTGCGTTGATATAATTTTAATAGGTATCATAGCAGGTGTGCCAACTCTGGGAACGTTGTTTTAAAATCTGTGTTACGTTGACGATCCATTGTTGTAATGTAATCTTTAAAATCTGTTAGCAAGTTAGTGTGATCCTCTTTGTCCATCCAGTCTAAGATGCCTTCCCAACGCTTCCAGCCATATGGATTAGTTTCCCAGAACTCTTTGTCCTGTGTATAATTCTTCCATAGCCATTCTTGTAGGGCAACAAACAGTTCACGTACTTCAAGTTTATCTTCTTTGGGCAATACACGTAGGCTTAACCATGTAGGAATCCAAAGTAAGTGTACACCTACTAGCCCTCCGCCCATAGTTTGTCCTGCGGCATTCTTATCAAAGTTAACTTTCTTAAAGTTCATACGTACTTTCCATTTGATAAAATCTGGAACGTGTTTGATGTTTAAGATTTGTACAGCCATAGCAATGTTAGTTTGTATGTTGTCTGGAGCATTGTCTAATTTAATTAGATTCTCCTCTACAGTTTTCCAATCTAACGGATAGCGTATGTATTCACCACGTGGGCCAATACCGTCTAGGCTAACACCTACTTTAACTTTACGGAATTGACTCCATATCTCAATAATCTCATCATTAACTAAGATACCGTTAGTGTTGTAGCGAAGGCTAATTTGTCCAGCATAACCACGTTTGATAATTTCTAAAAGCAATGTCTTATGTTCCTTAATCAACAATGGCTCACCACCGGCAAAGTAAAGTTGTTTAATGTTAGGAATTTGATCGTAGACTTCTTCCCAGAATGCAGGGTTCTCATGCCACTTGTTGTTAAAGTCGTCGGCTTCCCAACTCATTTGTTTCTTAATTAGTGGGCTAGTGAATATAGGAAATACTTTCTTATGTTCCGGTACCCACATACTTGAATCGTGCGGGCTACACATAATACATTTTAAATTACAAGTATGTCCTAGACGTAAGTCTAAGTACTGTAACTTGTAAGGTACTGAGCCGTCCAGTTCTGTTTCAGCAATTAGTTCCTTAATATCAATCTTTTCATTTAAGTACCAAGTGCCAGTTTCCCAGATACGTTTGCTAGCAATACCTTCTGCTTCTTCTTCATAACATTTAACACAACTGGCTGGCACTTCGCCAGCTAACATAGTTTTACGTACCGACTTCATATAGTCGTTATTAAATGCTTGAGTGGGCAAGTCTTTACTAAAGTTAGCAGGTTGGCCATCTTCCATCTTAACAAGCCCTACGGTATAGTCACCTGTGTCTGCACCTGATGCATTTGCTACACAACATATACGCATGTCGCCATTAGGGCGTGTTGCAAGATGTATCCAGGGCAATACACAGAAACTAGGACTACCGGATACTTCCGTAATCTGTCGTTGCCAGTCACCTAGTTGTGTGTTTTCAGGTTGTAACCAAAATACTTTATTCATTAATCTTTTGCTCTGTTATGCTGATAAAAGGACTTTGAGGCCCGCACATGATAATACATGTTGAACTAGATTTGTCCTTCCATTTTTGTTGCCACATTGTTTGCCACACATCAGTTTCGATGATTTGGCGTAATCCAGACTTTAACACATTTAATTTTGGAAATCCTAACACCTGTTGGCGAACCTTTTCCCCTTCCTCTATAATTGAATCTTCTTGAAACAAATTATATGATTTTAGCAAATCTACGTCATAGTTTGTATAAAGGAACGCACTAATCATACAGCAAGGACTTAGTTGGTAGTGTGCATCGATATATAATTCTTTATCATTGATAGCCATGCAATTTATTTTATCTGCATTAGGCCAATTTTGATGTCCTACTATGTCCGACTTACTTACAAATTTAACTTCGCTATCTAATGGTTGTTCAAGATTATACAAAAACTTACCAGCGTTATCAACAACTGGAAATGGGCGAGCATGACGTCTACTATTTTTTACATTAAATTGTTGAAATCCTAATTCATTAGCTACTGCCTCTGCGGCACTAACCTGATGCTCATTATGTTTAAATCTAATAAACATCCACTCTGCTACACCACCTGCATCGATAAACGTTTTAGCATTTTTTAAAATTAAATTATAGTTAGTTCCAACACGATACAGACTATGTGTATCTTCTAACCCATCAAGCGCAAACACTACAATATGATCATTAGGCAACGCTTGATATAATTTTTTCCACCATTCTGTAGATCTTAAACTACCGTTAGTATGTATTTCTAGTCTAATATCAGGAGCACTAGTTTTAATGTATTCGCACATTTCAATAAGGTTGTTATTCATCAATGGATCACCGAAGTTTCCGCAAAAGTTGATTCTCTCAAGTTGTTCTAATATATCTACTGGAAATATTGTTATAAAGTCATCTAAGGTCCATTCATTTGTAGTCAGCAACGGATTATCAATACCGCCGTGAATATTTCGAGGGCACATAGGACAGGACGCTTGACATCGATTAGAAATTTCTATGTGAACACGTTTGAGTTCGTTAAATTTAAACATTCTTCTTTCCTATAATCATCCAACGTGTGTACAAGGGTAAGACTAGTTCTCCTGCCCATAGTACGTTTATATGGCTCTGCTCCACAAACTCGGCTAGGCTTTCTGCTGTACGTACATGTTCGTCTATTTTATAATTATTGCTTTGTAGGACTAGTAGTTGATCTTTATTCCTATTCCGCAACCATTGTTCGTACTGAGCTTGTGTGATATGTTCGCAACTAGTATTGATAACAACATCAACAAACGAAATTAAACTGCACATGTCTGTAGTCACAGCACTGAATCTACCATCTATCTCTTCTTGCTTGTTCATAAGAACAGCAATAGCTTCACATGATGGATCAATATCAATACTACAAATTTTCTTAACAGGTACATTACTCTGGAACAGCATACTGGCTAGTACACCAACCCAACCACCGTGTATTTCAATACTTAGTTGATCCCGATGTACGTGGTTATCTAAATTACTGATTAACCATTCTTTGCTTTTAAGTTGCCCAGACCAAAAGGCGTCCATGGTCCTCATTGGGTTTTCACTGTTGCGGATAGCCTGCATCCAATGATGTAGGTGTTCTGTATCAATTAACAAATTGTTCTCCTAGTTTATCAAACTTACCGCATTGGCGTGAACATTCTAGCAAAGGTTTGTGCGCCCAAGTATCTTCAATCTGTTGAAAATACCCCGACGAAAATATAGTTGCTAATGAATCTTTTTGTAGATTAGGAAACAGGCCGATAGCATCCATGTAGTCTACACGGCTTGCTTGATTGGGTAACTGCCAACTAAAGTCTAGCCAACAGCAAGGACTTACTGTACCATCTGCGGCAATGTACATTTGTTTATGTTGTACAGCCTTACAATTAATCTTAGTAGAGTTTATATTATCTTTAACTTTACTAACCATTGCCTTGCTAGTTTCTGTAGGATACAGTATGTGTGTAGTGTGCCCTGTATCATCTAGTACATGAAGTTTATCTTCTACAAAACGTGAAGTATGCTTGGCTTGGAAATTTTTAAATTTCATATCTGTAGCCATAGCACGACATTCTTCTACTTGGTGTTCGTTGTGTTTGAATACTAGCATGTGCCATTCTGCTTCTCCTCCGGCTTCTATAAATGCCCATGCATTTTTTATAATCTTGTGCCAGTCGGTACTTACACGATATAGCTTGTGTGTATCTTCTAATCCGTCGATACCAAACGTAACTTTAACTTTATGGTTGGCTAATTCTTTCCACCAATCAATATTTCTAGCACTGCCGTTAGTATGCATGGTCAGTTGCATATTAGGATTAGTTTCTCTTAAGTATTGAAATATTTCTAAACAATCTTCTGCAATAATAGGATCACCTAAGTTACCACACATAAACAGTTTGTTGAGTTGCTGTATAAATTCTGGACTAAACCAAGATTTAAATGTTGCTAAGTTTATTTCTGTAGGATCAAACAGAGGATTCATAGGACCACCGTTGATACGCCGTGGGCACATAGGGCAACGTGCTTGGCATTTGCTAGTTAGTTCTAAATGGACATCTCTTATATCTTCTAGTTTATACATTTTGGTATCTTGCTATCCGCACTACTTACACACCTAGTAGTTACGCATTTTTGTGGTGCGGAAAACAAAGTAAATTTTTCTATCGTGCCTAGTGCTTCTTCGTGGCAACTATAGGCACGTTTAACTTCCGTACCTTTTATTATAACACTCTGATAACCTGCATTACAAGTCCAATTGGCAAATTGATTAAACCCTAGTGCATTGAAACGTTCTGCTTGATCAATGAAATAGTTTTGATCGCCATCTGTTAAACGTATCTGAAATCCTTCCTGCTGTTCAAAATCGTTTTGCATTATAGCAATCATTTCATCGGTATAGCCATCTACGATAGCAGTAGCAGAGTCGTTACTTTGCGGTTTGAGAGTTACGTTAATTCCGCGAGTCCTTAGTCGTTCACAGCGTTCTAGTGTTTCAAAAAACACGTCAGGAACCATTACTTGATTGACTGTTACATGAACACGGTCGTACATCAATTGCAAACACTTGTCCCCGAACTCTTGCTCCTTGGCAAACTCTGCATGAAAACTGGCTGTTATACTACGGCGTTGTAGTAATTCTGTATTAGTAGACCAACTTTTCCACCATTTAGAGCCTGGACTCAAATTAGTAGTCATGTGTATGCTTTGATAGCTACTTTCTGTTTCGTCTAAGTATTTGACTAGATCGGGCAGTTGTTTATATGCTGTAGGTTCGCCGCCACTAAAGCTCCAGTGAAATTCAGTAAATCCATTTTGGCGAGCTTGCCTTTTGATTTCGTCTATAGCACGAGTGTATACTTCAAATGGTTGGTAGTCCAACCTATCACTACGAGCATAGGGCCAACAATAGCTACATTTATAATTACAAAATCTACCCAATATCCAACTTACGTTAAATAAAGGACGGTCCAACATAGTTTGTTGTCCAAAATGCGTTATATCTTTGAGAGGGATAGCGTTAAAGTTCATTGACAGTATTTACAAATGATAGTATAATATACATGTAGACGTGAGTGGAACATGGTATACCTCCAGCTTGCTGGGATAGGGCCTTGCCCTTAGGGTGGCTTTGTAGGTTCGAATCCTACCGTCTACACCATTTTACAACTTAGGCAAAGAAAGAGGCAAAAATGAA